CTCGGGTTGTAGCACCAAAGCTAGCAATGAAACGCCGCAGTCGGAGGTGGTCGTGAGGTCTAGGACTCTCCCACTCTGCACCGACTGGGTGCGTGTAGTCTTCGAAGGTGTCGTACCACAAGTTGGGTACTATAAAAGGAAAATGTAATTCAGTGTACAACTCGACACTGAGACAACCTTCTTCAAAGCTGATTTGGTCTGCAACAGGGATGTTGTAAAGTTTTTCCACCAACAAGCGCGTACCCATCCCGGGTGGTAGGCGCGGCGGGAGCGGTGAGCTCGCGAGAGAGAGATATTTCATTCTGGAGTACTGGTCCATACAATCAATGACGGTGCGGCGGATTCTGACGTGGGCCGTGAGCTCGACGATTCTTCGACCAAAATCACCAAGGAGAGGGCAGCCATTGTACTGGTGTGCCATCGACAATCCTTTCGAGCGGAGGAGCTGGAGCTTCAGAGATTCGCTGGCTCTAACGTACTTCTTATTGGTCCAGCCGAGATTGGCGAGGGCGGTGCGGGGGTCGGTCACCACCACCATCTCCAACTCGTCAAAGACATTGCCACAGAAACTAGCCTCGAACACGTTTGCAGGGTCCTCAACCTTCATAATCCATCCTAGCTCCACCCAATCGCGATCAGTGGGCGCGAGCTCTGGGATAGCCCAGTTAGCCAGGTTGTCGTCTCCTTCGCAGCGCAGGTCCACATTATTCAACTTGATCCATGCTAAAAATAGGTTGAGAATCAAGGTGGTGAAACCGTTGCCGAGGGACGTGTTCATCTCGCCGGACATCCTGGTGGCGTCTATAACGGCGGTCAAATGCTTGAACTTAAGGATCTGTTTCCCTTTGAGGACGGCTATTATCTCTTCACAACGGCGTCGCAGGGCAGGCGAGCCGGCGCACATATATCTATATAATACAAATTCTATACTCTCCATAATCATGGCTATAAAATGAGCTTCAAATGAGGATGCATCACAATTTTTAACTTTTCCTACTAAGCTGTAGAGATGATTAATAATATCCTCGGGTCGCTCCAAGACAGGCACGGTTTTAATGAACCATGGCATTTTGAACACCTTTTTGCCAATGGCGTCAAAATGCGGACCACAGAACGCTTTAAACCAGTCACACCTCGCATTAATGCCCCGGGGGGCCTTAAAGGAGGACATATCGGAGCTGGGTTCGTCCTTAATGAAACTCTTAACCTCCGTGGAGGCGTAGACGATGGCGGGGTCTTCGCTCGGGTCTTTTTCCCAGGCGGCTTTAATCTGCTGTTTCCGGGCCTCAGGTTGATTAATCTGGGCCAGCCATTCGTCAAAATCTACCTCATCATCGGTGAGAGGGTTTAGATGCCGCTTGCAAAATTCTTCGGTAAAACGCTTTAATGAGGCTGCTAATATTGGCGCACACGGCGGCGGACGTGTGGCTACGCGCTTAAGGAGTGCCAAGGCTGCACTCGATGGGTGCTCGGGACAGGGGCGTGGTAGTGCAAAGTCAAAGCTGATAGGTAGTTGGGCCGAAACCTCTGAATTATATACGGATTCGGTTTCCCTAGTGTTACAATTGACTATTTTAAAGTCAGGTTTAATTTTATTAATATCTACCTTCAGCTGGGCGGGATCGTTTTCCAAAAACGTGTACCCGCGCATGACTCTGCCGCGCCCGTCCCCCTTTATTTTAAAGGTTGGGCCTGGGCCGTCAGACGGCCCGCTTCGTTGTGACTCTTCAAATCGGAGCCGGATGTCTGGTCAAAACGGACATCATTGAGGAGTTGGAATGTTTGGTAAGTTAAATCGTCTCCGGTCCGCAACCGTCGGAGCAATCCGGGGTCCAGAGCCTTCTGTCCTTCGACCAAGCCGATGGCCCCATTAAGCCAATCGGTCGTATTCAGTTTCCTGGTAGTATACTTGAAGCGGTTAAGGTTCTGGATGATGTTCAGGTTTAAATCCAAGTCGTCTCTGAGGCGTCGCCCGTAACTGGCGTTCTCGCAGTAGACGGGGGGAACAAAGGGAGGGGCATACAAGAAATCAGCAATCTCCTCATCGAACCCGCTGGTCAGTTCAAACCTGAGACTACCGTTGATTACCTGGGTCGGCTGGTGCGCGCTGTAGGCTCGTCCATCTAAGGGACGGAAATCGAGGGCCTCGACTTCGTACGCATCTATTGATATCTTTAACCTCATCGACTTGTCAAAACGAAACAGTTGTTGCAGGTGGTAGAAGGGGCGAGCTTCTTCCAGCGCAAAGAAGGGTATCATGGCGAGGTCACACCCAGCCGACCAGTAGTGAAGAGATTTGGCGACAGCGCCGTGGGCGACCCCCTTGAGCTCTAGGTCGCATCGCACCACGGCCTCGTACCATATCCAGGCCTTGTCCACTACTGCGTCTACCTCGATCTGCACATTCTCCGCTATCAAAACCGCGGCCTCGCAAAAGAGTACTGGAACAGCCACAGATAGAGGCAACTCTTCAAGCTGGTGGTCGCGTACAAGGTCGGAGGCCGTTGTCCCGTAACTGGCATTATTCTCTGATACCTTACGCTTAGCATCCTTGTCGATCATTTGGCACTGCATCGCCGCGAGGCCAGTGACGTCCTCGATGTATTCCCAGCAAGGCGTTAAAAGGTGGTCTATGTGCTTTAGGTCTTTTTCAAGAGTGTTCAAAACATCACAGACCATTCGTTGTGCACTCCGATGAAAAATGCCGCAAAAGCTGGAGAAAAGTACGCTGGGGATGTCCGCAGGGGGAACGTCAGCAATCACCCACTCTTCACCTCTGAGGAGGTCGGGCTGTACCGCAGGGGCGATGTCAGGCTTAATCAATGCCCCTGTTTCGTCGTGACTAGGCTTGTTGGACTCTAAAACCTTGGCGATGGCGGCCTCTTCCAGGGCAGAAACCACGTGGCCAGCTTTAACCGTTTCGACTTCAATGGCGGCGTCGCTTAGGACCTGCTCGGCGTCTTGTCGGACGGCGGCTATGACATCTTTGGCGGCTGCTATATCTGCGGCGGCGCGGGCACACTGCTCGACCATTATCTTCCCGATCGAACTCTCCCTATTCTTCGGACCAGTTTTCGCCTTCGCGAGACGATCTTTGTGGGCCTTTGCACAGGCGGGATTGGTTTTCCGGTGCGTCGCCAGATCCGTTGTGTGCTGTCCACAGTGATAGCAAGTCTTGTGGGCGGTTGTGGAGGTCGTCTCCTGGGTGTTCCGTGGGAGGGCTGGGAACTCGCCGGATGCGCGATTGGGGTTATTGGTTTTGAACGGCTTGACCGTGGCGTCTCTATCAGGATTTCCGGAGGCCAGGTGTTCGATCTGCGCAGCAACCGAGACCTCATCCATCTTGATGTCGTCAAAAACAGAGGTCGCGCGGTACTCGTGGGTGGGCTCTTCCGACGAAGAAGAAGACGAAGATGCGTCGGAATTCTGGTAGTACTCATCAGGCCTCCATATGGTCCAGTAATCTCCGGTAAACGCCAACTTGTCGCGGAACAGCCTGCCCTGGACCGAGAAAGGCACAGGGTCAGTGGGCACGCCAGGGAAGAAGTGTCGAACGTGGTCAAGCATCTGGGGTACGAGTGCCGCCGGGAAATCAACGCGCTTTCCAAAGTTACAACGCGATTGAAGGAAGTCTTCTGTCAGCGGGTAAAAATTTATTTCCACGTCTCCGTCAACGCCAAACCCGGGATTCTCTTTGGCTCGCTGGATCATCCACCTAGTGGGTAGCTTGAGATAATAAGCATACTTCTCGTAGTCGAGATTGCCATCTCTGCGGAGTCCGTCAAACATAGTGTAAGGCACCTCCTCGACGTAGTTGTACTCGATAAGAAAACCTACTGCCTGGTAAAACTGTGGAGTGTAGGGGTCAAGACAAACGGCCTCGAATTGTTCGAAGGCCTGAAAGATGGAAAGGGTGCAGGACTGGTAGACAAAGGTGAACAGTTGCTTCGCAGCCTCGGTAACCGATTCGGGGGCGCGAACAGAGCCCTCCGGGAAGTCTCGTGCAGGGGCGCGTGCAAGCTTGCAACCCAGCCGAACCAGCTCGGGGAAGCTGAATGGACCTGGAACCCTTCGGACTTTATTCAGCTTGTCGTCGTAGTGGAAGTCGGATAGATGTTCAATTTGAGCCGCCACAGATTTTTCATCCAACCTGATTACGTCGCTTTCCGTCAGCATTCGGTACTCTTTGCGGCGCCAGGAATTAGCCAGCTTGGAGGTCGAAAGCGAAACCATGGCGTGGAACAAACTCTTGGTGTACTTCCTGTCCTCTTCAGGGGTCCAAATGCCGAAACGCTTGTACAAAGTTTTCTTTTTAGGATCCTCAAGGCCTTTGTAAAAAGAGACAGGGTGGAAGCGATCCTTAACAACCCCGAACTGTGTCGCTCCAAGCATTCGAGACTTGTCTAAGTCGACGTAGACCGTGCCGTAGGCCGTGACGGCCATGTAGCCCCCTAAAGTCTTCTCGTTGACGGATTGCAGGTACGAGCCTGGGCGTCCAACCACCTTATTGTTCATGGGAGGAGAAACGAGTCGCCTGTGGGACAGGTCAGACGCGGCCTTGTGCGTCTTGGGAGGGGAGTGGACGGGATCCATCGCTTTCCATGGGCAAAAGGCAAACCACTCGTAAAAACGTTGTAGACGTCGAGTCTTGGACGATGAGGGCGCAACCAGGATGGAGGCTTTAAGGTCCTCAATGCGCTTCCAATTCTCGTTGATTTTTATTTCCCTAGGGTCAAATGGGGCCTGGCGTCTAGGGGCCTTGCGTCGCTGCTGTTGTCGGGCTTGCAGCTGTCGGCGACGGTTCGCTCTGACCTGTTCGAGAGTCTGGGCTGGTGCTATGGGTTTCTCCTCATAGACCCTGAACAGGTAACGTTTTTCTTCGTCGGCGTGGGCATGGTCCCTGCGCGACGGGCGTTGCACAATCCTAACCGGTGGTGCAGTTACCGGGCTCGCCAAGGCGGAGCTGACCTTTTCCGACCTGTTTTACAGCGCTCG